CGGGCGATCCCGAAAGTCTCGGTGCGGTAGGCGTCGCGCGCCCACCACCAGTACGCGGGCATGGTCCGCCCCTGACCCTGACCCAGGCGCCGGGTGATGCCGGACGCGACCAGCTCCACCTCCGACTCGCCGGGGTATCCGGCGTCCGGGGCGCTGATGTCACCGTGCGGCCAGGCCGGGGTGATCTCCCCGACGTGGCCCTGGAAGCGGATCGCACCCAGGCCGGCGCCGTCCAGGGCGACCAAGACGGCGTGGGTCTGCGACGCGATGGACACGTTCCGGATCGGGGTCGTCGCGAAGCTGACCGGCTGGGCCCCGGTGGTGGTGACTGGGCGGGCCCACGCCATCATCCGGGACGACTCATCATCGGCCGTGGGCGGGTAGTCGGCCAGCGGCACCCACTCCGCCCCGTCGGATGGTGCGGGCGGGATCTCGCGGAGCTGGTCGTCGGAGATCCACTGGACGGCCACCAGCCACTGGCCGGGCTCCGCGTCCACCGACAGCTCCGCTACCTCGCCGGTGACGGCGACCGCGTCGGAGTCCGCCACGGTCGGCGACACACCGTCGACCCCGTGCACGACCACAGAGGCAGCCTCACCCGCGGCGAGCGTGGAGAACACCGCCGTGCGCGGCCCGGTGAGCCCGGCCGGGACCTGTTCCCAGGCGGCGGCCATGGTCGACACGGTCCCCGCAGTGGTCTGGCCGAGCGAGGTCATCCCGCCGGGCGGGGTGTAGGTGCCCGCCCAGGAAACGGCCCACGCACAGATCAGGAGACCCGCCTCGGTCGCGGTGACCGACGGCGCGGTGTGGGCGGTCCCAGCGGTGGCCGCCCCGTCGCCCTGGGGCGGGTGGCCGATGGCGAGCCGGATCGGGAGACCCTGCCGCACGTGCGGGTAGAGCGGGGAACTGGCCAGGCCGGGCGTGTAGGCCCCGGTCTGGTTGTCCAGGGTCAGACGCAGCGAGGACGGAGCCACCGCCGCAGCCTCGTCCGACCGGCCCCGGGTGATGTCGTAGGGCTGGATGAGGGCGTCATCGGAGATGTCGGTCCACGACCAGGTCGCCGGGGAGGCGTCCAGGTCAGCGCCGGGTGCGATCTGCACCCGGATGTCGAGCGGCCACATGGGCATCTACCCCCTTCCGGGGCCGAGGGCGAGCTGGACGTTGCCGCGGCCGTCCACCCGCACGGAGCGGGTGAGCCATTCGCGTAGGGCACGGTCCAGGCCGCGGCCGTCGATGACGACCGGGGCGGGCCCGTCCGAGGTTGCGGCGAGCGGCTGGGAGTCGACGTCCAGGACGGCGGCGCCGGCCACATCCCCCGCCGCCGAAGCGACGATGCGGCGACCGCGCTCCAGGCCGTCGGCGATCATGCGGGTGATGGTCTCGCCCGCCACGTCCGGCGGGTGCGTCTTCAGGGGCCCGTACTTGGCCGGGGAGAAAGGCAGCGCGCCGCGCACCGTGCTCGCGACGCTGGCCATCTGCGACCGCAACTCGCCCAGCTTGGACCGGACGCCGTTGATCAGGCCCTGGATCACGTTGCGGCCGGCCTGTCGGAGCAGACCGCCCAGGCTGCCCACGGCGGTGCGGATCAGGCCTGGGATGCGGGCCACGGCCGAGACCATCGTGGACAGGCGGGTGCGCGCACCCGACACCATCGCCTGGAAAGCGGCGACCACCTGGGCGCGTGCGGCCGAGAAGGTCGAGGTGAGGAACACCCGGATGCCGGTCACGATGGTGCGGGCCCGCGCGGCCAGATTCACCAGGTAGGACACGACCCGGTCGCGCATCGTCAAAAAGGTCGTGCCGACGATCAGGCCGGCCTTGTAGACCTCGTCCGACATCGACCAGATCGCCGTCGCGAGCTGCAGGACGAACCCGAGCACGGTCGTGCCGATGTCCACGAAGAAGCCCAGCGATTCGATGAGCCCCTCCAGCGCGGGCTGGGCCAGGGTGATCATCTCCGCGACCGTGCCCATCTGAGCTGCGAAGAAGCCCAGCAGCTCCGGGAGCAGCCCCAGGACCGGCAGTAGCTCCTCCACCAGGGGTGGGATCAGCGGGGCCACGGCCTCCACCAGCGCGCCGAAGCTCTCGGCCAGCTCCGGCAGGATCGGGGCGAGCTGCTCGGCGAGCTCGGTAGCGATCAGCTCCAGGCTGGGTGCCAGGGCGATCAGTGCTTCGGCCAGGGCGCCCGCGAGCACCCCCGCCAGCTCGCCCAGAACCGGCAGCAGCGGAGACACGGCGGTCAGGACCGCGGAAAAGGCGGTGCCCATGGAGGTCAGCGCCCCGGAGTCGACCAGCGCGGACACGCCCTCGCCGAGGCCGTCCAGAACCGCCATCAGTCCGGGCTCCAGCTCCAGCAGAGCGGGCACCAGGCCGTCGATCGCGGTCGTCAGGATCGGCCCGAAGGCGGTGGCCAGGCGCCCGATCATGGGCGACAGGGACCCGATCCCCCCAGCCAGGGATGTCAGGACCGGGGCGAGGGCACCGCCGACGTCGGCCAGGCCCTCGAAGACCCCCTGGAGGGCTGCTCCGCCCTCCGCCGAGGCGAAGAAGTCGTCGAGTGCGCCGGTCAGCTCCTCGATGGTGCCGAGGATTCCGCCGTCACCGGCCGCGGAGAAGACCGACCCGATGATGCCGCCGACGTTCTCAGCGATGGTGCCGAGCTGCCGGAAGGTGTCGATCGCGTCTTCGATCCACTCCGTGGCCCGGCCACTCTCCGCGGCGTGGGTGGCCCACTGGGCGAACCCCTCGGAAGCGTCGGTGGCGGCCTGAGCGGCCTGCTCGATGAAGGGCAGCCCGACGATTCCGAGTTCGCGCAGCCCGGTGAGCAGACCGGGGAGCACACCAGAAGCGTTCTCGACGGAGCGCGCGGTGGACGCGAAGAGCAGGTCAAGGCCGCGCATGTTGCGGGCCTCGCCGATGAAGTCGACCAGCCCGGCCGTGGACTCGCCCAGGGCCATGGATACGCGGGTCAGGCCGCGCCCGAGGACGGGCAGCAGGGTCTCACCGAGGCGCTCCACCGGCTCCACGAGGGGCCGGAAGAACCCTTCCTGGACCATGTCCCTCACTCGGGAGAGTCCGGGGGCGAGATCGGAGACCGCGCGCACCACGCCCTGGGCGGCGGGGGTCAGGTCCTCCATCGCCGCGGCGAGCGCTTCGGTGTCGCCGGTCAGGGCAGCACCCAGGGCCTCACCCATCCCCTGGAACGCGATGACCAAGGGTGCGACCGCCGCTGCGGCCGTACCGGCGGCGGCGGGCAGGGTGGCCAGGATCCCCACGGCCGGAGCCAGTGCGGTACCGAGCTGGAGCACCGGCACCACCGCGGCGGCGGCACCAGCGGCCAGGGTGGAGAAAGCGCCCGCGAGGGCACCGATCCCAGCGGCTCCGCCAGTGAGGCGTGCCCCCGCCCCGGCGATCCCGGCCAGGGCGGTGCGCACCCGAGCCAGGGCGGCCCGGTCGATGCGCGGCTCGATGTCGACGTCGCGGTCGCGGGTGGCCGCGGCCAGCTGTGCGGCGGCCTTCCCGGAGTCGACGTTCACACCGACCCGCACGGACCCGAGCTGGCGTTCGACGTCGGCTTTGACGCGGGCGGCGTCGGCGGCGACCTTCTTCGTGTCGATCCTGGTCGGGATGGAGACGGAGAGGCTGCGCTCCAGCTTCTCCAGGTCCTTGAGCAGGTCCGGGCGGAAGCGCCTGCTGTCGGGCATCACCCGCACCGAGACGCGTCCGACCATGCGTGTGGTGGCCACCGCGCACCCCCTTCGTGGTTGCGCGGCGGCCTGCCGCTACTTCGTCTTCGGTTGTGGGATCTGCGGTGGGAGTTGGGGCATGCCCACGGCGCGGCGCACGTCCGCGATGGACTGCCCACGCCGCTTGCCCGTCTTCTTCGCGGCCTTACCGGAGGGCTCAGGGCGCGGGTACGGCGGGATGGTCGGCGGCCGTCGTTTCCACCGGCCTGTCGCCCTGGTGTTGGCGTTGATCGCGTCGAACACGTCGGACAGCACGCTGGTCTGCTTGGTCCAGCCTCGCCACTCGCGGCCGCCCCTCATGGCGGCCATCGTGGCGGAGTCGTCGGGGAGGGCCTCTACGAGAGCGAGCACGAGCGCGGGACGCGGCCCCCGCCCAGCCACCACCTCGGTGAGATCCACCTGGTAGTAGCGGAGCAGGTCCGCGTACATCTCCGCGCCATAGTCGCCTAGGAGCTCGCGGAGGCCGGCGCTTCCCCCGCCTGCTCCTGGGAGATGTAGGAGACGACCAAGCCGACCTTGTCCATGAGGCTGCCGCCGAGCAGCTTCATCAGCTTGCTCGCGGCCGTCTTGGACGGGCACGCGGCCCGGATGAGGGTGTCGACGTCGGGAAGGACATCGGCGAGCGCTTCGGCGACCACACCGAGGGGGGCGTCGTCCTGGTCACCGACCACGTCGGCCAGGCGCCCGGACAGGCGCAGCATCGCGGCCTGGCCATCGGTGGGCAGGGCCACGATCGGGCGGAGCATCAGCTCGCCGTCGGGCAGGGTCACGACGAAGGGGGCGGCGGCGCTCGGCTCGGTCAGGTGGGACAGGTCGTAAGCCATGATGCGGATCTCCTCACGGGCGCGGATCAGGGGTGGGTCGGGTGGCGCACGGGATCCGCTCCGCACGCCACCCGGTCAAAGGAGCCCCTGCTCAGGAGCTGGAGGCGGGCAGAGACTTGGGCTTGATGCCGTAGAGGCCGGTCTCACCGGAGCGGCCCAGGATGGTCGCGCGCACGGGCAGGCCCATGAAAGCCTCGGGATCGGCAGTGATGTCGTCGGCCCGGTAGATCGACACGTTCGGGTACCACAGCGGGAGCGTCTCGTCGCCGTCGCGGATGAGGACCCACAGAGTGCCGGTGACGGGCACCGCGTTCTCGGGCACCATCACGTACCCGTTCGTGTCCGCCTCGGCGTTGCTGCCGTAGTAGAGCTTGTAGTTGTCCTCGGTCCACTGCTGGAGCACGAACGCCACGGACTCCACTCGTGGACTGTTCACCGTGCGCTTGGACTTGTTGCGCCACGTGCCCAGGACCGTCTGCTCCCCGCCCTCGCTGTTGATCGCGAAGGGATCCTCCAGCGCGGTGTGGCCGAGATCCTGGTAGCCGTCCGCAGTCGGGTCGTCCTCGTCGGCGGGCGGCGGCGTGTTCACGGCCGGGTGGAAGTGGTACTCGCCTACGGCTGGGACGAGATCGGCGTCATCGACGAGCGCCATGATGTGCCTCCTACGGGCAGAAGTGTGTGACAGGTGGTGGTGCGGATCCGCTGCGTGGGGCGCGGTTAGGCGGACCGGTCGACACGCAGGCCGAGCGTGTACGTGGCCTGGTACCGGTAGATCCCCTTCGGGGTGGTGGCCCCGGACCCGCGAGCGGAGTCGCCCAGAAGCGCGGGGGCGGCCGTCTCCTCGTAGCGGGCGATGTGGCCCATGCCGGGGATGACGAGCTGGGTGCGCCACGCGGTGATCAGCGCGGCCCTCAGGGCGTCCGCGAGGTCGTCGGCGGCCCGGTCGTCGGTGTGCCAGGACTGGACGTCGATGACGGCCCGGTCGTAGCCGCGCGGGTCGTAGGCGCCACCGCCCGGTACTCGGCGGGCCATGGCCACCGGCGGCGGGTTCAGGGTCAGGTCGGGCATGAGCCCGCCGACGATGACGGGTGCGACGGCCGGGCGCAGGATCGCGAGGACCAGCGAGGTGGCGGGGGCGAACATCCTGGGCATCAGCCACCCCCGTCGCCGAGTGCGGCCCGGAGCTGGGACACGACCTGAGCGACCATCGACCTGGCGCGCGGGTGCCAGTCCTCGCCGACGGTCTCCAGATCCCGCTCGAACTCGACCACCAGCGCCCGCACCCGGGCGAGTGCTGCCTCGTCCACGCCAGCGTCGCGTAGTGCGGACAGGGCGTCGGAGGCGACCGCGCGGGCCTCACCCAGCGCCCCCTCCGCGCGGCCCAGGCGGGCGACCGCGCACACGTGATGAGCCGGGTCCAGATAGCAGTCCTCCCCGTGATCGGCGGCCATCAGCGGGCCCCGATCGTGCGGTGCAGGATGTACAGCCCGGCCTGTGCCGGGTAGGCGCGGCCGGACGCGGAGACGCCGGCCTCACGCCCGTACTCCAGGGCCGCGGCAGCCGGGTCCTCCAGGGACACGAAGCTGTCGAGTCTGCCCTGGGTGACGATGATGCGGGCGCGGCCGGTCTCCCGGTGCGCGCCGAGGATGCCCCGGGCCCGCGCGCCGAGGATCTCAGCCCGACTCTTCACCGCGCCCTTGACCCCGGGCAGCCTCGCGACCACCCGGTTGCAGGACTTGTTCACGGTGGCCATGGGAGACCCCCTCTCATTCCACGCGGCGTGGCGTGGGCAGTGCGTCTTCGGGGTCGGGGTATGCCTGCTCGAAGTAGCCGCCGGATCCTCCGGAGAACCCGAAGGGCGGGCCCAGCTCAGGTTCGGGGTGTTCGCCGGGTTCTCCTGGGCCGGTCGCTGGGGTGAAGTCGATCGCGAAGACCTCGGTGCCCAGCAAGCTGAGGGCGAGTCTCATGACCCCCCTTCCTGTCCAGCGCCGCGCGCTTGGAGGATCGCCTGGACGTGGCGGGTCCGCGGACTGCCGTTCGACCAGAGCGGTTCGCCGTCGATGTCCCAGTCCCGGCCCCGCCAGCGCACACGCACCCACGGCCCCAGCGGCGCGTCGCGGGTGATGAGCCGGTACCGGGCCACGGTCTGCTGCCCGGCCGCGATGACGTCCGTGGACGACACCGGCTGCACCCGGGCCTGGATCTCCACCGGGTCGGCGGCCGGACCCTTGATCGGGTTGCCGTCGGAGTCGGTGGAGGAGACCTCAGGCCACACCTGGACGGTTTCGTTGCCGGTGTCGAGCAGGCTCACAGCGGCCTCCTCTCAGTCCAGGACGTGGTGGTAGCCGGACCGCCACGGGATCTCCCCGCGAGTGGTCGGCAGCGTCCACAGGCCCGACCGGGGGCGGCGCAGGCGGGCGAGGATGTCCTGTTCAGCCTCCAGTAGGTAGACGCTCGCGTTCTCAGCCTCTTGGCGGTAGTTGTAATCGCCGTCGGTCTCGCCGGTGTACCCCTCGGGGTTGCGCCAGCGGCGACCCGCGGACTCCAGCGTGATGGTGCGGACCTGCTCGGGTACCTCGGCCAGGGCGCCGCCGTCGTCCACCCAGGTGCGGCGGGCCTCGGCGCGCACGAGCGCGGACGCGGCGGCCAGCACCATCGCGGCCTGTTCGTTGTCGGCCAGGTCCTCACCGACCCACGTACCGAGTTCTTCCAGCGTCACCAGGGGTGGCAGGGTCGCCATGGGTCAGCCTCCGATCTGCTGGAGTTCCGCCTTGGTCAGTGCCTCGGCGGCCTCACGGTCCAGGCCCTGGTCGACGGCGTAGTCCACCCACGCGGCTCTGGACGCGCGGACCATGGGGCGGCTCGGAGGGGCTGCCTCCGGGGGCGGCCCAGGGGCGGTCTCCTCCTGGTCGTCCTCGGGCTCCGGATCGGAGGGCGGCGTGTAGCCGTCCTCGTACCGGCACGGGTCGGGGAACGCCTCGCGGATGAGGCGTCCGACCGGCCCGTCGGTGAACGCACCCGAGTTGGTGGAGATGAACAGCGGGTCGTCGCCGGGTGCCGTCTGACTCGCTGAGTGCACCTTGACGTCGGCCGCCTGCTCGCCGTCGATGCCCGCGAGGTTGCCGTACAGGGTGCGCTTGTGGACCACCGGAATCCCGCGTACCTGAGGCCGACCGAGGGCGTCGAGCATCTTCGCCTTGTCGATCACCATCGGGATGTGCAGCTCATAGGAGAGCGGCTCGGCCACCCCCAGGGCTCGCAGGGCACGAGCGGTCGCCAGGGCACCCCGCTTGTACTTCCCGTCCGGGGTGCGGGCAGCCACCTCGGCCACCGGCCCCCGGTGCAGGACCGGGATCTGGTCGACGGGCCGCATGGTGAAGAAGTCGTCGTTCATGTAGACGAACTCGTCCGACACCTTCGAGTGCTCGCACGCGGCCCGCAGGTTCGCCGTCGAGTTCTGGTACTTCGTGGAGAACTGGGCGCGCGGGATGTGCTCGACCCCGCGCGCCCACCGGGGCATGTGCCCCACGATCCACACACGGTCGTGGGGCACATGGGCGGCCAGCGCACGGAGCGAGAAACGGAGCTCGTCGCTGCGCTTCTGCGGACCCACCACGTACACGACGTCCATGGGTCAGGAGCCCATCTCGATCTTGACCGCGCGCACCAGCAGCTCCTCGGCACCAGACTCGTCCGGGTCCTCCGCCGGGGTGAACACGCCGCTCTCCTCGTCCAGGTGGCCGATGTCGGTGACGACGTTGGTGCCGGTCCAGGCATCCAGGATGAAGCGGTCCTCGACCTCGTCAGGGTCGAAGACCCTGACCGTCCGGACGGCGTATCCGTTGAAGGACTGGGTGGCACCCCACGGGGCGCCGGCGGGGACGATCGGAGCCAGGGCCGCCTGGACGTAGGCGGTCTGGTGGAACGCGAAAGCGTCGTCGGGGTCCAGGCCGGGCACGGACACGACGTCGAACCCGGCGATGCGACCGATGACCGCCTCACGCAGGGCGTTGTCGCTGCCGGACTGGTCGACCCGGTTGAAGTGGTCGCTCTTGAGGATCGCCGCTTCGACAGTGGACCCGACGGCCACGGCCCGGTTTGCGAACGGCACCCGAGCGTCGTTGAGGCGCTTGCGGGCGTCCACGAACGTGCCGTAGGGGTCCGCCGTGTCCAGGGTCAGGGTGTGGGCGTAGGTCGCCCCGGTGATCGTCTCGATCAGCTCGTCCTCCAGGCCCCGCCCGATCCCGGACAGGGTGGGGTTGAGCACCTGGGCACCGAAGTCGACGATGTCGAGGGTCAGCTCCTCGTCGGTGATGGGGATGTCCCCGTACACGTCCACGTCGAGCTTGACGTCGATGCTGCGTTCGTTCAGCTCGCCCTTGACGCGGGTCGCACCGGAGCGCAGGGCGCGCTTCTGGGCGTTGAAGTAGGCGGGCAGGCGCACGGTGACGGTGTCGCCCTTCGCCCCCCGGAAGTCGTTGGTGTTGCCCCAACGCCACACCAGGTTGGGGAGCACGACCTCGCGCTCCAGGAGTCCGAGCGCCGTCGAGACGACGCGCTCAGCCTTGATGAATTCGGACATGACGTACCTTTCTGTGAGCCACACCGGCCGTCATGGCGAGGGCGCGGGGGCGGGGATCTATCGGCGGGGGACGCGGGCGGCGAGCTTGCGCGGGTCGGTCTCCTCGGGCGGGGCGGGCGTGCCGCTGCCTCCGGGGCGCAGCCGCTCGGTGGGTCGCCGGGGGATGGAGTCGGCGGGCGCCACCGGGGCGGTACCACCGAAGGTCTCCAGGAGCTCGTCGGCGTCGGCCTCCAGCTCCTCCAGGGTGGAGCCGACCAGACGCTTGGCCTGGCCAGGGGTGAGGCCCTTGTCGGCGGCCACCTCCAGGCGCAGGGCGCGCTGCTCGGCGGCCGTGGCCCGCTGCTCCAGAGCGGCGGCGGCCTCCTGGGCGCGCTGCTGCTCGGACTTGTTCGCGTTCTCCAGCTCGTCCAGCCGGGCCGCCTTCTCCTCGGCGGTCTTGAGCCGGTCACGGAGGCCAGCGGCCTCCTGGTTGGCCTTGTGGATCTTGGCCAGGGCCCGCGTCTCGTCGAACGGCTCCGGGTCGGTCCCGCCCTCCGGGGGCGCGGCCGGGTCGGTGTTCGGGTCGGCGGGGTCGATCGGCTCAGGCATGGGTGACCTCCAGGGTCGGGGTGAGGACGCCCTCCAGGGGCGCCACGATCAGGACGAGGCCGCCGGGGCGGGCTCGGAATCTGTGGGGGCGGTCGCCTCAGCGACGCGCTGCCGGAAGTCCGCCATCGGGTCACTGGTGGTCGCGGAGGCGGACCAGGCGTCCACCCACGTCTGCACCTCTGGGGGTAGCTCCTCCGTGCGGGAGAACACCGGCCAGGGCTCGCACGCGCAGTGGTCGTGGTAGCTGTCGCCGTCCTCGGTGGTCGACGCGGACTCGCGGGACCCGTAGGCGGCGCCGCGGCTGGCGAGCATCGCGCACCACCAGCACGGCGACGGGCCGGGCAGACGGAACCAGCCCACAGCTTCGGAGTCGGACTTGGCCGACTCGGTGATGGCCTTTCGCCCGCCCTCGGCGACCAGGCGCTCAGCGGCCCCCGTGACGGTGACGATGGCGACGTCGAGGGCCTCGCCTGGGTCCCGGCCGGACCGGCGACCGCGCTCGTAGGAGGTCAGCCCGGTGACGGCCAGCGATGTCTCCACCTGGGCGGCCGGGGCGCGGGGAACCTCGATCACGGGCGGACGTCCGGGGGCCCCTGCTTCCAGGCGGGCCTGGGCGTAGAACTGCCGGCCGATGTCCGCGCTGCGGGCCCGCTGGTCTTGGACCATGGCGGCCATCTGTGGGTACAGGACCGGCCATACCGGGCGCGGACCGCGCTCGTCCACCAGGGACCGCCACAGGTCCGCCATGCCCAACGTCATCAAGGACGTGAGCGCGGTCTGGGTGGTGCGGTGGCGGCGGGCGAGCGCGGTGCTCACCCCTCACCACCGCCGATGTCGGCCATCTGGGAGTCGATGCGCGCGGCCAGCAAGGCCATCGGGTCGCCCTCTTCCGCCATGCGTGCCCACTCGGTGACGTCGTCCTGGGTCACGCCCGGGATGCGCCCCCACAGAGCGCGGGAGGGGATGTTCAGCATGGTGGCCGCCTTTCCGAGCGCGTCCACCGCCTGGGCGAGGGAGCGGGAACCCATGTCGGCCCACGTGACGTGTGCGGACGTGTCGGCAGCCTCCTCCGACAGACCCTCGATCGCGGCGGCCAGACGCAGTCCTTGGTCGTGCGCCTGCCCCTCGGCGTACTTGCGCTCGGTCACCTTGCGGTCCAGGCCGGACTCAGCGGCGGCCAGCGCCTCCGCGGACAGGTTCACCATCTGCCCGGTGAGCTGGTGACTAGGGGTCTGGGAGACCGCGGCCAGCGTCTCCACGTCCGAGCGGCTGGCACCGATGAACCCGTCCAGCGGCGTCTCGTCCAGGGTCCCGAACTTCGCTTCGTGGTCCTCGGCGACGAGGAGGTCGTCCTGGCGCAGCCGAAGCTTCGCGGCGCGAGCCTCCTCCTCGGTCTCCGGTTCGGCCATGCCCGCGACCGTGCGGACCTTCCACGAGTTGAAGTGCTGCGTCATCAGCCGGTCGAACACGGTCTTGTTGATGCGCATGGCCGTGGTGATGAACGGCTCGACCTCGCCGTCGGAGCGGCCGTCCAGGTCGAGCATGGGTGCGTGGCGCACCACGGGGCACACCCCCACGCGGTGCTCGCGGTATTCGATGTACTCGACTTTGTCGCCCTCGTCGTTCGCCGACAGGTACCAGACGCGGTCCTCGTCGTAGAGGCGCATCGCCCAGTCCTTGCCCGACGGCTCGCACCGCAGGGCGTACATGGGCCACTCGTCCTCGACGTCGTCGGCGTACCAGGCGAGCATCTTGCGGGGCGAGACCCCGCGCATGACCGCCTGGGTGGGGCCGCCCCGGGGGCCTCCGGGTAGGACGGTGACGTAGGACTGGCCGTAGGCGAGCCCGGCCCGGTGTACGGCGATCTGGCGGGCGGGCATGGCGTTGCGCTGCCAGATGTCCCACACCGAGCCCACCGCGGAGCCGGTCGGGGACCGGTAGCCGTCCACGTACATGGACTGGGCCACGCTCGTGACGACCAGGCCGAGCCACGGGGTTTTGGCCAGCTCCACCAGGCGCTTGATTTCGTCGCCGCTCTTGCGCGGCAGGTCGATGTCCTCGTGCTTCCACCGGTACCAGCGGTCGATCCGGTCCAGCCGCTTGCGTTCGGCGAGGAATTCGGGGAGGAGCTGATCGGTGACCAGCTCCACCACGTCGGCCTGGCTCAGTGCCATGTCGTCACCAGACCTTTCCGGTACGTCGGCGCTTGCGCGCGGGGTTGTTCAGGACCAGGCGGCGCAACATGCGGGCGCCGACCATGCACACGGCCAGGTCGATCTTGCGGGCGGACTCGCGGTGCCCCTTCCACAGCGACACCCCCCACCGCCACGGGTAGCGGCGGGCGTTGCGGGTGTGGATGATCAGCCGCTTGTCGCCGTCGTGCGTGAAGCTGCGGTCTTCGATCTCCAGGGCGGTGCGCTCGGCCGCTGCGGTGAACTGGGCGGCGCGTTTGTGGCTGGTCATGTCCCACATGACCGAGTGGCCCTCGGCCCGGCCGGGAACCGCCCAGAGTTCGAGCTGGTGGCCGTAGCGGCGGTGCCAGTCGTCGAACAGGGCGTCCCAGTACCGGTCCTGGGTCTCGTCGTCGCGGGTGTGCGACGGGTCCCCCCAGAACGCGACCACGCGGTACGTCTCGAAGACCTGGTCGACGCGGGAGTCGACCTCCCCGCGCGGGGCCAGCCAGTCCTTGCCGCGGTCGCCGGGCGGCTTCTGCCACATGCCCAGGGTCAGGATGTGTCCGTCCGAGATGCGGCAGCCGACCAAGGCGGTTGCGTCGTCGGACTTGGAGCCGTCGAAGAACAGGGCGATCTCGTCCTTGGGGCCCACCTTGATGTCGGGTCGGGACATCTCCTCGGACTCGAAGTCCTGCGGGACGATCCATGCATCCTCGGCAGCGACGATCTGGTTGTACCAGAACCGTCTGGAGCGGCTCGGAGGGTTGCGGGGGTCGAGGATCGCCGCGACGATGCGGTCGACGTTCAGCCAGGTGGCGTCCCCGCGCACGGCCTCGATGACCGCACGAGCGAACTCCGGCGCCAGCAGCGCCTCCGGTGGGGCTTCCAGGGAGTCGTACATGATCCCGGACACCAGCGAAGTGCCGGCCTCCCCGGCCTCCCACGCCTCCCGCGCTCGCTGGGCGACGCTGTCCTCGCTGGGCTCGTAGGCGTTCGTGATGGACAGGGCGCGAGCTGAACCGTCCGCGCTCTTGGTGGCGTTGCGGTCGATGACCGCGTCCATCTCGTGGCCCTCATTGGAGCGCAGCCAGTGGTGAGTCTCGTTGCGGACCACGAACGTGGCACGGCCACCCTCCAAAGCCCTGGGGCTGGAGGTGACGGCCTCGATGCGGCACCGGCCCCGGTGGGCGTAGATGATCTCCTTGCCCAGGTCGATCCCGTACTTGGCGATCGTCGCCTTCGTGAACAGGCCCGGGAACAGGGTCATGGTGTTGCGGGTCTGGTCTTTGGATACCGCGGCGATCTGGATCCACGCCTCCGGGTGCGGGACCCCTGCTGGGTGGGGGTTGCCCCACGGGTCCGCGACCATGCGCCCCGACGGGTCCGGGCGGCACGGGCCCACGAACTCGATCGCGGCCCAGGTCGCGGCCAACGGGTCCTTGCCCCATCCCTTGAGCCTTTGAATGACGCCGTCGCGGTAGATGAACCGGCCGTACTCGTCCACGGCGTACCACCACAAGGTCAGCCTCAGCTGCTCCGGGGTGTACCGCCACGGCAGCCCGCTGGCTTGCTGAAGGTTCTCCGCCGTCCACGCCACAGCGTGCCAGCCCAGGGTGCGCTCAGGAAGCAGCCACCTGCCGGCCCCGTCACGCTGCCAGCTGGGCCCGATGCGGACCGGTTCAACCCGCGGGGCGTCCTCAACGGTCGAGGGCGTCACGGTAGTCATCGAGTGCCGTCACCGCCGCCGACGGCCCCTGTTCCTCGGCGGCCTGGATCTCCAGACGCATCCGGCGCCGGTCCCCCTCGGTGACCAGCAGCACCGACATGGCCTTCAGGTAGGCGGCCAAGCTCGCGCCCTTGAGCGGGATCGTGTCCTTGACGACCTTGCCGTCGTCGGTGATGCCGACCACCTGGTCGGATAGGTCACGCGACATCGACTCCGCGATCAGGACCGCGGTCGCCCAGTCGGACGGCTCGTAGAACTCCGACTGGCCGGACTGGCGCAGAGAGGTGTACCACCGCTTCGCGATCGGGTGCCAGTCCTTGTCCGCGGCCGGGACAGTGACCTTCCGCTTCGCGGGGATCCTCGCGACCGTGGCGTCGGCGTCGGCGGGCTTGTTGCGGCGCCGGCGTTCGGCTGAGTGCTTGGGGACGGGTCCTCGGGTGCCCATGGTGGCGACCTCCAGGGTCAGGCGCACCTCCAGGGCGCGGCCGGGCAGGCTGAAAAGGGTGGGGGTCTGAACGTTGAAACCCGTACACGGCCGGAGCTGCTA